ACCCGAAGACCTGCTTGGCGATGCTCGAGATGGTCGGCCAGTTGGAGATAAACCACGACACGATGAACTCGAACAGGCTGATGACGGGCGGCAGGACGTCCTCTCGCAGCCACTCGAACGCCATGCCGAGCTTGGGCAGCATCTCCTCGGCGATCCAGGAGAACAGGTCTCCGAGCGCGGGGCCGACCGTCTCGGCGATGACGGTGAACGCGTCGACAAGACGCGGCAGGACGTCCTCTACCAGCGCGGTCCACAGGGCCACGAACGTCGGCAGGATCTCCTCGGAGAAGAACCTGAAGATCTCGCCCACGATGGGCATGACCGTCCCGATGATATCCATCTCCCCCGCGGTCTGACCGATCCAGCCGACCAGGTCCTCGAACCCCTCCACGATCGGCAGGATCAGGGTCGCGAGCTGACCGAAGAACCCGTCCTTTCCGGCGTAGGCGTCGAGGTGCTTCAGGACGAAGATGAGGTCGCCGACCCAGCGGACTACGGGCTGCAGCTTCTCGATGACCGTTCCGATGACCCCGATGAACGTGCCGATGACACCCATGACCTTGCCGATCGCGTCGAACAGGCCGATGGCGATGGACGAGATGAGCTCGTGGTTCTCGTCAACCCAGTCGCCGAACGCCTTGACGGCGTCCTTCGCGCGCGGAAGGAGCGCCTGCCCGATCGTGATGGCGACGTCCTGGATCTTGTGCCACATGATCTCGAGCTGAGCGTTGAACGTGTCGAGCTGCTTCTCGGCGACCTCCTCTGTCGTGCCGCCCGCCTTGCGCAGCTCCTCCTCGTACTGGGCGATCGCGTCGGACTGCCCCAGGAGCTGCTGGATGAACCCGACCGACCGATCGGTGAAGCCCATGGACAGCATGGCCTCCTTCTTCTGCTCGTCGGTGAGACCCTCGAGCGCGCCCTCCAGGTCGCCGATGATGTCGGCGATGTTGCGCATGTTCCCCTCGGCGTCGTACACCGCGACGCCCATCTCCGCGAACTCCTTCTTGTTCGCGATCGCCTTGGTCTGCAGCTCACGGAGGACGATGCCCAGCGCGGTGCCGGCGGCCCGACCCTTCAGGCCGGAGTTCGCCATCACCATGAGGACGGCGGCGCCCTCCTCGATGTCCTTGTTCAGAAGACGCAGCGCGGGTCCGGCCTTGTTCGTCAGGGCCTCGGCCATCTCCTGAAGGGTCGCGTTCGACCCGATCTGGGCCGCGGCCAGGACGTCGGACACCCGGGCCATGTTCTCCATGTTCTGCGTCGCGTCCCCGACCCGGAGTCCCATCGTGGTCTGCGCGTCCATCAGGAGGGAGGTCGCGGCCTCGAGGTCCATGACGCCCGCCTGCGCGAACCTTGTGACAGTCGGGAGGGCGGCGATGCTCTGCTCGGCGGTGTACCCGGCGCTGGCCAGGAAGTAGTACGCGTCGGCGGCCTCGTTGGCCGAGAACGTCGATGTCTTCGCGACTGCGCGCGCGGCGGCCTCCATCTTGGCCCGCATGTCATCGGTCACGTCGCCCATGATGGCGAGCGACTGTTGCATCGAGGCCTCGAAGGACGCGGCCATGGCGAGAGACCCGGCCCCGACCACAGCCAGAGCCTGGGCGGCGATTAGACCACCGGCCTTGATCACGCCGAGGAACTTAGAGAACCGACCCTGACTGGAGTTCAGCGCCGAGTTGAAGGCGCCCGTCTCCAGTCGGAGGACCGCGTACAGCGCTCCGACTCGCATGGGGCTATCCTACGCGAGGGTGCGCGGAGACCCTACTTCTTGAACGCGGCCTCGAAGGCCCTGTCGACGTTCGCGGCGCCCGTCACGAGGACCGGCTCGTTCCGGCGACCGATGTAGTTCTCCGACTGGAGCTGCGTGACAGTGTGACTCGCCGACGAAAGACAGCGGAGGAGGACCTGAAACCGTCGCCAGGTCATGCGCTCTAAGCTGTCGGACTCGGAGAGATCGATGCCGTACTCTCGCTGGAAGTCGGCCTCGATCCAGTGCCAGGAGCCGATGAGATTGAACCTGACCCGTCGATCGGTGAAGTCGAGGTCGGCGCCGGGGTCCCCGGCGTCTCGTCTTTTGGGGCCTCCGTGTAGACCTCGAACACCCGCTCCATCAGGGGCGAGACCTCGTTCACCGTGATGCGGTGCTTCTTCAGGAGGTCCTCCCACATGGAGACACCGAACAGCGACCGACCGAACTGGTCCATCACGTCGTTCGGGACCTCCTGGTCCTCGTCCTCGAACACCGCCTGCATCCGCATCATGTCGACGGCCATGCTGGCCGGGAGGGACGCTGGAAGCGCGTACTCCTCGCCGCCGATGATGAAGACGACAGGCTCGTCCCTTTGCTCGGCGCGGAACTGGTCGAAGTTGATAGTTCTGGTCATTACGGCCTTTCTGCTGTCGGGTTGCGAATCTCGCTCTCGAGGTTCATCCCGTACTGGTACCTGTGACTGTCGTCCTTCCCGAGGTGGATCGGACCCGACTGGATCGGCAGGAGCGAGACCAGGTAGGTCCCGTCCGGGAGGGTGACGTTGCGGAGCGCGACGAGCGCGCTGTAGACTAGCTGCCACGTGTCCAGTGCCCACACCGGATCGTCGTCCCCGCGGACGATGACCTGGATCGAGGGTCGATCGTACGGCAGACCGGCGTCGGCCTCGTACCCGCCCGACGGCAGGACCGCCACGCACCTGTTCGGCGCGGACGGGAGGTACCCGACGAACACGTTGCCGCCCGGGCTCTCGGAGTACGTCAGGCCCGCGACGTTGCCGCGCTCGTCCCCGTCGCCCCCGTCGTCGCCCCCGATGAGCCGGGCGATCCCATCGAAGACCGTCACGGCAGCAGGAACGCCGCGCGCAGGGGTGGTGCCATGTCGACCTCGATCCTCGAAGCGCGTCTCTGCAGGGCGCGCTCGAGCCACTTGCCCTCGCCCTGACCCTGGAAGTTATACTCCGGGTGCTCGTGCAGCCTGACCGCGTAGTCGGTGTCGTAGGTCACGAAGTGCTCGTTGCGGTCGAACAGTCCGGTGGGACCGACCCGCGACTGACCCTGCGTCACGCGACCCGAGTCCCGCAGGTCGCCGTCCATGAACGGGACGTGGGGGTTTGCGTCCTCCAGGACGGCCAGGGCCGCGGCCTCGGTGGCCTCCTCCCCGGCGCGGTGGACGACGGCGCGGACGAGCGCCCCGTGCCACACCATCATCGTCTGACTAGCCATGCTCGGAACCCCACGACGCGCACATCAGCTCGAAGTGCGTGGGTCGGAAGTCATCGGGGCTGGCGAAAGCCTTCACGACCCTCAGGACCTCCTCGCCGATCGTCACCCGAGACCCGAGCGCGAACGTCGCGCCGACCTCCGGCCGCGCGAGGACCATGTGCGTGACCAGGAACTCCTCGTCCTTCCAGTCGACTCGGATCTTCGCCATGACCTGCGACGACACCGGCACGTCGGCGACAGGCGGGGCGAACGTCGGGCCGCGAGCACCTTCTCCCATGTACGTCTCGACCACGGCGCGCTGGCGCAGGGTCTCGTTCGGGATTCTCACCCGATGGACACCCCCGCCCAGTACAGCCCCGACTGGATCAGCGTCCTCTTCGTCCGCGGCCCCAGGGTCGCGGCAGTCGGGTGGGCCTGCAGGCGTCCGGCGACGACGGACCCCCGCAGGCCCGCCACGTCGTGCTCGGTGCCGACCTCGGCCCAGAACTCGATCTGGTCGGCCACGGCCTTCGTCAGGGCCGGTCGGTAGATCCGGTCCTCGGCGTCCACCTCCTCCTCGTTGTCGTAGCCCTGCTGGGCGCGCGCGAGGCAGTACTCGTCGATCAGCTCGCTGGCCTTCAGGATCGCAGCGTCGAGGAGGTCGTCGTCCGTCAGGAGGGGGTAGGCGACGTACGTCGCGTCGACACGCTGCCTGACCTCCTCCTTGGAGGCGTACAGGGTCACTCCTGCTCCGACTCGTCAGGCGCGTCAGCCTCGCGGGCCGCGACGATGCGCTTGATCAGGACGGCCTTCCGTCCGTTGGTCTCGAGCCCCATCTCGGTCAGGATCGCCTGGAGCTCCTCGATGCTGAAGGAGTCGAGGTTCTCCTCGGCGACGTTCTCCGGGTGACGCTCGATGTCGGTGATGGCCTCCGGCTGAGTGACAGCGTTGTCCGCGACCCGAGCAGCCTCGGCCGCGGCCTGCTCCTCCTCTGACAGGGCGTCGGAGGCCTCGTCGTCGGTCGCGTCGGGGGAGACGACCCGTCGCTCGTTCCACGGCCCGGGCGCGTCCGCGGGAGTGATCCGGTAGTGAGGGCGCGTCGCGATGAAGGCCTCGAAGGCCTCGACGTCCTCGTCCTCGACCTGGAAGTATCCGCCCGACGCCTTCACGTCGCGTCGCGTCTCGCCAGGGAGCTTCACCATGAGCGCCGGGTAGACCGGGCTCCTGTACGTCTGCATGATCGTCCTCGTTGCGGGGTGTCTAAAGGCATCGAGATTATACGTCGAGAGGCCCCGCTTGCGCGGGACCTCCCGATCTGCCGGTGCCGTCCTGGTTAGGGAGCGGCGATGTACTCCGGCTCTCCGTTGACCTGGACGACCGCCTGCCACGCGGCAGCGTCGTTGTGACCGCCACCCGAGAGGGTGACCTCGGCGCTGGCCTGGAAGATGATGATGTTCCCGCCGGGACTGGTCACCTTGAAATAACCGAGTCCTGCCGGTCCCACCAGCTTGCCCAGGGCCTCGACGGCGGCCTGACCTGCGTCGCGGTCGCCGTTCGCCACGTCCTCGAGCGCGAACCCGGCCAGGGTCCACGTCTCACCGCGCGACGCGGGGAGATGCTCGTCCCGGCCGTTCGAGTCGAACGACGTGGTGTCCGCCTTCGCGGTGGACGGCGCGTGGGTGAGGGTGTTGAGACCCCCGATGTCGAGCCACGTGTCGTCCTCGGTCCCCGGGAGTGTGTCCACTCCCGCGGCCGTGCTGATCGCGATGGTGAGATCGCGCGCCAGATACTTCGTGATGGCCATGGTGGTGCTTGGTTACCTCCCTGGCCTAGAAGTTCGTGGTGGCGTTGACGATCTTCGCGTGCTTGCGCTGGTTGCCGTACTCCAGCCCGATCTCGCCGTAGAGCTGGCTGTTCTCGGCCGCGCCGACCTTGGCGAGGGGCTCCCAGAAGAAGTGACCCTTGCCCGGGACGGACAGGAACCGAGGAGCGAGCTCCTCGAGCGAGGCGGCGACCACCGTGCCAGCGGGCATGTACCGATCCAGCATGACGTTCGCCGTGCCGAAGTCGGTGATGATCGTCTGGAGGCTCACCCCGCCGACGGTCCGGGAGTCCGGCGTCAGGGACAGGTCCTTGATGAAGATCTTGGTGAGCTGTCGACGCATCCCGCTGCCGACGACGAGGGTGCGCGTCTCACCCTCCTGCATCCCGCCGCCGTCGTAGGCAAGCTGGAACAGGTCGTTGACGTCACCCTCGGTCAGGGCGGCCGCCGAGAGGTCGATCACGTTGGTCGTGATGGCCTCGAGGAGACCGCGGGTCTTCCGCGGGGTGGCGTTGTCAGCGGGCTTCGCGTAGGTGCCCGTGATGAAGGTCAGCTCGATGTCTCGGGCGACCTGCTTGAGCTGCTGCTCCATCTGCCAGGCCATCTCGTCCACGACGGGCGAGGTGCCGCGGGCGGTCGAGCCGTACCCGCCCCGGTTGCCAACGGCCAGCCGGGTGTAGGAGATGGAGACGGCCTCCTGGTGGATCTCGAGGACGTTCTCCGCGTTCGCGCGGACCCTCTCCTCAGCGGTCGGCGCGTTCGCGCCCTCCACGCGCTGACGCGAGGCGTCGGCGTTGCGAAGGTCGTAGAACTGCCACTCGAAGGTCTTGTCGAAGGCCTCTCGGCCCCCGGTAAGTCCGCCGATCACGCTGAGAAGGGGCGTGTCCTCGGGGGAGACGTTGAAGAGGTCCCCCACGAAGTTGGGCAGATTGAAGGTCGTGCCCATTCCGGTGATTCCGGCCATGCTTTCCTCTCGGTGTGGGACCGGCCTCTACGACCGCTCCCTGTTAGCCGCTGGCGATCGACTGCGCGATCTGAAGTCGACGGGCCTCCGCCATGGAGTCCCTGTCACCCTTCTGATGAAGCGCCGCGATCTGCTCCGCGACTGTTGACTGATCCGTGCCCCCGAACTGGCCGCCCGAGACACGGTTGGTACCGATCTTCAGGTTGGGCTTCCGCTCGAGAAGCTTCTCGACCGCCTTCTGCGCCCCGACGACCTTCCCGTCCTTGACCTCGATTGAGGTGTCGGCCGCGAGTGCCATCTCGACGAGCTCCTCGTCTCCGCCCTGCTTCATGGCTTCGATTCGGATCTCCGCAGACCTGAGGGCGTTGTCGGCTCGGATCTCGGCCGCCTTCCGGCCTGCCTCGTCCTCCGCCGCCTTGTCCTGGGCCTTCTGGAGCTCGGTCTTCTCCCCTTCCTCGCGCTTTCGCTGCGCCTCGAGTGCGGCCTTCGCCTCGTCGTAGTCCGCGGGCTTGGCCCGGGCTACTCGGTCGGTGACGATCGCGTCGAGCTGCTCCTGCGTGAAGGTTCGGGTCTCCGGCTTCGGCGTCTCCGCCGCCCCGGTCACCGGCGTCGCCGGTGGCGTCGCTGGATCGGGGGTGCCCTGGGTGCCGTCCCCGGGCGTTCCTGTGTTGTCCGGCATGTCCTCTCCTATGAAGGTGATGACCCGCTGCCGTGCGCGTCAGGTACCTTATACCACAGGGTGCAGCCAGGCTTGTAGGCTATCTAGCCCTACGCCTTCTTGGCGAGAGGAGGCGACGGCGGCGGCGCGTGGGTCTGTCGACCGCGAGTCTGATCCGTCACGGGGAACGACGCGCTGCCGGACTTCGGGTCCTTCTCGGGGTCGCCGAACTTCCCGGCGCCGACCGAGGGCGGCGCGGAGAGCGACGCGGTGACCGCGGACTCGTCCTGGATGCGCGCCACCTCCGACGCGACCTCGGAGTCGCTCCAGTCGGGGTGGATGATCTTGACCCGGGTCTCGATGGACGCCGACTCCGCAGTCTTCAGGGCCAGCGCGGTCTGCGCCAGCTCGAGTGGCTGGTCGATGATGCTGTCGCTCATCTCGACCGACGGCCACAGGTCCTTCTCGGGGATCGGGATGTCCCCGCCGAACTCCTCCTTGTCGATCAGCAGGAGGTGACGGCACAGCATCTCGAGGGACGACTTCCAATGCGCGGCCTTCCGTCGCTGCGTCAGCACCGACTTGTGCTCGCTGACGCGAAGGGCCGCGCCGGTCCGCGCGACACCGGCCGAGTCAGTGGCCTGGCCGAGGCTGGCCGGGGCGTACCCGGCGTTGGACACGACGCGCTCGATGAACTCCCGGGCCGTGGACCGGTGCTCCATGTAGCGGATCGCGAACTGGTGCGCCAGCATGGCTCGGGCGTCCGAGTTCATCGCGGGCTCCATCTCCATGGTGGTGTAGACCTCCTGGTCCACGTCGAACGTCGGGTTGCCCTCGTTGTCGAGGTCGGACCGCAGGTAGTCGCGCGGCACGATGATCCGGGCCTTCGAGAGGCGGACGTCCCGCATCCACGACGCGTACGTCTCGTCGATCGCGTCGAGCAGCGTCTCGGAGCCCTGGATGTCCGCGACCCCGTGACCCGATGCGCGCCACAGGCGGTTCGGTCGGATGTTCGGGATGTACTGGACGTCCAGCTCCTTGAAGGGAAGCTCGACGCGGGGCGGCAGCATTGCGGTCTCGTCGTGGGCGGTCAGAGCGACCTCCTGCCCGAGGTGCGACGCGTTGCCCTTGTACAGGCCGTGAAGGACGACGGCCTTGCGGCTGTCTCCGGTCCCCTCGACCTCGTGGACCTCGACGTGGCGCCAGACCTGCCCGTCGCTCGTGTCGATGATGCGGTGGAACGTGACGGCGGTCAGGAACCCCCAGCGCCAGGTCGGGACCGCCATGTCGGTCTGCGCGACGGCGATGATGGGGATGTCGAACATGTCCTTGTCCCACGCCGGGTAGATGTAGACGCCGCCGATCGCCGCCGCGGTCTCGCCCGCCTCGACGAGTCGTGACCGGGCCTGACCGCGGTTCAGGATCTCGATGAGTCGCTTCTCGACCTTCTCGGCCGAGGTCATGGTCTTCTTCTGCGGCGCGGCGCCCGGGTCCAGCTCGCCCGGGTTGGCCGGGTC